AACGTTACCACCAGCCGAAGCGATCTTAATAAGTCCACCATTGTTTGTTCGTATTGCGCTTAGGTTGCATTTGTCTTTGTCAATATCGCACTCTGGAAAAATCCACTTAAATTGCGGATGAGAGATGTACTCAATAACCGCTCTTGAGTTTTCATTTGTGAGCTGAAGTGCGTAGCTGCTCATGATGAACTGCGCGGAAGGGCTCCTGCCAAGCTGCCACGCAGGAAAGACCTTGGAGATGAGCAATGACTTCCCAGTACGAGGGGGGAGGGAGATTGCACTTTGCTTATGGGTCGGTTCGCCGTCGCCAATTTTCTGCAAATGGTCGCCGATGACCCTATGTACTTTAAATGGTTTAAATGATCCTGCCACCGGCACCTCTTTGGTGATGTAGCGTGCGAAGGTAAGGAAATCTGTTCGACATTTCAGCCTAAGAAGCTCTTGTTTTTCTGTGGGCGTAAGCGACTTCGCCCTCTTCTCCATCTCCTTAACTAGTTGTTTTTCTTTCTTAACGTCCTTCTTATTCATAACTAGCAATCCGTACGTTTCTCAACACTTCTTGTATTTTCAAATTTAATCTCATCGATGAGTGACTGAGTTCCTCTCTTGTTGTTTGTGAGAGTGTTTTTGGCAAGGGAAAGTTGTGTGCTAGAAAGCTGATTTTCAATAAATGTCTCTGGTTGAGGGGGAAGAGGGGAGTTGATTTTAGAAGATAGGGATTGATTTAGAATGTAATCTCTATCTCTTTTTGTTCCTTCGCGCTCCAGATCAAAATAACTTTCGATGTTGGGATTAAAATTACCAAGGATAAAGTTATCTAAGTTAACGCTATCATACCCAGATTCGAGTGTTCTCCATTCTCTATCCGCCGGTCTCACCAACCCATTAAGTATCTCAAGGGCTTCTTTTTTACTCAAAGAAATAAGGAGTTGAAGATCGGCAATATTCTGTATTGCTGCTGCAATGTTATCTGTAAGATTTACACCTGCAGGCCCACCATTTTTAACCGCGTCTAGCTTCTGAGTGAATTTGTATAGGTCTTTGATTGCCTTGGCTTGTTCACGCACATCTCTAATGAGCTGGATAAGTATTCCGTCGCCAAATCCTCCCCGGCCTCCATTCTCCAAGAACCTTTTCAATATACGATAGAGCGCATCAATTAGCTTTCTCTCAATCGATTCTACTCGAGTTATGTTGTTGTCTGTTTGTTTGAAGCCCTTCTCAATCCCTTCAAATGTATACATAAGCTCTTGGAAGAGTTCTGGGAAATCCGCTTCGGCAGCTTGCTCAAGCTTATCTGCCATTTCGCCGATCCGCGGAACATTTGATATGAGCTGGGTAAGGTCGATAAAGCTCTCTGCGAGGAGAGGCTCACCAAGTCCTGAGTTCTCCTTTCCTCGATCTTCAGCTACTGGATTATTGTTGTTGTTAGTGGGGTCACTACCGCTTCCCATATATGAGTTGGCATTATTTGAAACTACGCTACCGCACGGATCGAGAAGTCTATTGCCGTCGCTATCGACCCCGTGCTCTGTTTTTCTACATTTAGGGTCGCAAGGACAAGCTGCTCCTCCCCCTCCTCCAAACAATCCGCCAAGGCCACCAAACGCTCCGCCGATACCCGGCACACCACTCAGCACAGCGGCCACCGGCGCGGCTCCAAGAACCGCACCAGCGGGGCCTAGCCCGATCCCCCCTCCAAGCAGCGAGGCAAAACTGCCCCCTTGGCCAAGTACTCCGAGCGCAGTTGTTGCGAGTTTGGGAATCGAGCTCCCATCCAGCATTTTTGGTAGAGCGTCGATATTTGCAAAAGAGCCGATCCCACTCACCAACTCACCAAAGCTACCATTGGCAACAGACAAGGCAATGTTACCCAAAGTTGCCGGAGAGATGATTCCACCACTCGATCCGATGGAAAGCACATCTCCAAACACGTCTTGAAGGCCCGATGTCCCAACACCAATTGCTGCATTGATTATATTCTGGGTGGCGATTGGCTGGCCGTTAATTGCACTTGAGCCGAGACTTGCCAACGGCCCGACATATTTCCCAATCTCTGGCGGAAGCTGATTAAGCCCTACCATGAGCGCAGAATCAATAGCCCCTTGAGCACCACCAGCCATATATCCACTAAATACCGAGCCGAGGCGGGGGTCGACGGTTGAAAGGGTCTCGCGTAGCATACTCTTCCCAAGTTGCTCTAGAGCAGGACCGACATCGCCACTTTGCGCCCCCGCAATTAATGGCTGAGCCGCTCCCCCGAGCGTATTTAAAATACTCTCCAAATCTGAACCAATCACCCCACCTTGTGCAGCAGCAGACGTTATGGCGCCAATAACCGCCTCGGAGGACAAATTGGTGTTGTTGGCAATAACTGTCTTGGCGATGTTGCTTAGCGCATCAGCTCCATTAAATGTACCAGGGAGCGCATTTGCCAGCGTATTAACCAACCCAAGAGGCGAACTTGCAGCGTTGAATGGATTGACCTTCTGCAACATTCCATCTAACACATTAGTGTTTAGCGACGGTCCACCCGCTCCTAGAAAACTTGCAGCAGCAGGAGAGGCGACTTGAAGCGCAGCAACGGCCCCCGCAGAATCCAAAAAATCTACTTTGCTCAACGGAGCGTCTTTTTTATAAAACTGGAGCGGATCACGTTTTCCAGGCTTGACCCATTTCATCGAGCCTTGATACCTCATGCACACGGCCAACTCAGAATTATTCCCGTCATCCACCACTGCTTCCATCCCATGCACCTTCTCTGTGCAATCAGGCAGGGTTGTTTTTAAAAATGTGGGCGGTGCCGAGACAGGAATCCAGTCCCACTCGTCTTTGTTTTCTGTCCTTCTGCAGATCATCAATGTCCGCCTAAAGGCGCGATCTTCCGCAAACTCACGGATCTCTCCCGCAAGAGCAGGAGTGCATTCCGGCACACCTCTATTCTTTCCCTTATTCAGATCTTTTACAACCTTCTCGTTCTCTGCCCCAGGATCGAAGCCCTTCTCGATCATCTCACCGTGAGTGAGAGACTTCCACATATACTGAGCCTCTTCCCCAGTTTCTTGGTTATTTGTACGGCGGATGCAGATTTTAAGATCTTGGTTGATCTCATTTGAGCCGATAAACACCCGACCCAAATTCCCCTCGTTGCACTTAGTCCCTGGGTCTTTAGAGGCGACACGAGCCTGCTCATCAAGCACGGTGATCAGAATTGGCTCACCAACCACCCCAACCTGCCCATCGGTATTAAAAATCCCCACAATAAACGCATCTTCGGAATTCCCGTCCGACTTAACAATGAGGGCCTTTCCTCCGATGTATTGGGAGCTGATTACGCCTCGGCCTTGCCCCCGAACATAGACCCAATCCGACTCTGTCCCATCGGCAAAAATCACCTTCACTCTACCGAGTTTCTTTGGATCGTCTACAGCTGCAATGGTTCCTATTTCTGGGTAGGGGTCGCTATATGGCCCGTCGTTTTGCTGGGCAATTCTCTCCAGAGCAAGTTTAGTATTTAGACATTCGCCAATGAAATCTTCTAGTGCCATTATTTATTCCTCAACTATTTCTGGTTCAAAGAACAAATCGCCAACTGCCCACAAACTTGCAGAGAGGTAAGGGTATTGGATATGAGTATTGAGGTTGTTTGGGAGCCAATTTTTTGCAATGTAGTTCACTCTGTCCCAAGACTTACCATCTTTGTTGTAATAGTAAGGCACCCTAAACACCACATTTTTACTCTCCTCCACGCTGCTCACTCTGCTCACTCCTGCAACGAGCTGGTTAGGGAAGTTATTTATTTGCGCGTCTGTCTCGTCTCCTACCTGTATCATTTCCGACTTATATGGAAGAAGAGGCGGAGCGGTTTGTTCAACATCTCTAAGCCCCGATCGTGGCCTGAGCACCTTGTTAACAAATTCACCACCGCTCTCTTCAATGTTTAAAATTTCCAGCTCTTTTGCCGAAGGAGCCTTGAGGTCCATAAGCGAGGACAAGAAGGCAATGACCAATATATTGCCTTTGGCCTCAAAAAGACCATTCCAAAGCTCCTTGGAAAATAGCACTGTATTGGAGTAGGATTCTTGGATTGTCTTATTAGTCTCATCGTACTCCTTAAGGGTGTACTTACTCTCTCCTAGGATTGATTTTAAGTTATTAACATTTATTTTTATCTTCTCAATCTTAGAGAAATCTACATTGAGATTATTCACCAAAGTCTCATCCTCGGTCCAGATTGAGTCATTGTTGAATGGCGCTTGGCTTAGATTCTTCCCTTTCTCGGTTAGGATCTTGCGATTACCTGGGAGGGGGACAATGGAGTTTCTATCCCACCATCCAAACGCATTCTTGATCATTGTGGATTTGATCTCTGTGCTCCAGAGCTCGTTCCACAACTCACCAAATAGTCCCAGATGCTGTGCTAACCAATTAAGAAGTTGGGGGTCGCAAGTATCTGGATCAAGGAAGTCTCTATAGAAGTTATCCACAGCGTCTTTCTTATCAACCAAGAACTCATCAATGCCCGACGTTAAGAATTTTGAAACATCGACACCAGGCAACTGGTCTAATGGCATTAGCGACCACGAGAGCGCATCCGCAGAGCTATAGATCTCCCTCTTCTCTTCACTGGAGATCACTGGGCTCATACCATATTTTTTTCTAAGAGCTGTTGATGTAATTCTTCTCGGATAGAACCTATACGCAATTTTTCTATCCGGCGTAGTAAC